CTGACGCATACGCCTAGAAGGGTCCAGGACAGTACGCTGCCGGAATCCTACGGACTGTGCACTACCTTGATATGGCATGATTTTAGTTGACTAAAATTTGTTTGTTATCATCCGCCCTACTCTCCACCTTCAAACGTCGAACCCCACTTGTAGCCAGTCTCAGCTCCTTCCAGAACAGCACTACCCAACTGACCAGCCAATGCCAGACCAGAAGGACCTTTAGCTGCCACAGGGGCAAGGGGATGAAACTCAGCTTGTGGAGAAAGGGGATCAGCAGGTAGGTTGTTCCAGGCTGCCATGTTAGCAGATTGTTGATCAAGCAGAATGCCTTGCTGTTCCAGACCACTGGCACGGCGAGCATCATACAGGGTAGCATCAATCTGAGCCATCTCAAAGCCAAGCTGACGTTCTGCATCCATAGCTTGAAGCAGGAACGATTGACCTGCTCTACCCGTAGATAGAACCTGTCCTTGAGCTTGAATAGATTTGGCAACCTCGGCTTGGGCTTGGAAAGCAGCAGAGCGTTGTTGTTCTTGTAGTTTGTTCTGAGCCGCAGTAAGGGCTCGGTTAGCCTCTACTTGGTTAGAAGAGATTTGTCGATAATAAGCATTCTTAGCAGCGTTAGAAGCGTTAAGCTGAGCCTCATAGGCACGACCTTTAGCTTGCTCTTGTGCAGACATGATCTGCAGCTGCTGAGCATACTGTTGTTGTGCAATAGCATTAGAACGTGCTACTGCTGCTTGTTGGTTTTGGTGTTGTCCTACAGCAGTCATCGCTGAGAAGCCTGCTGATGCTACACCAATGGCAATAGCAGGTGCTACTACGGGATCGCACATAATTTCATAAACTCGATAAGAGGGACACCGTTAATAACGTAGTATCTGAGGAAAGTAAATTTGAGAAGTTTGAGAAGTTTGATGTGACTCTCGTTTCTCATATCAGCACGGTTCCATAGATATGGATTAGCAAGACTGTTAACCCAGCGCCGTGCTTCTCTAACAAATGTGTGTGGGTATTCTTCACTAGCTTTGGTACAGAGCATCCAGATACGGTTGTCTGGAGTCACGCCAGCCACACCGGCAGCCTTGCCGTTGGGCACCGTGAAGTACACTGAGATAGCCGATCGGTAGTAAGACTCCAGGACCGCAGCTTCACCTGTCAGTCCTGTTGTCTCTTCTACCTCACGCCTGTCTTCCCAACGCAGGTTTTGTCCTACTTGTAAAGCTAGTTCGGGAGTGCATGGTTGAATGTACTTACCGACGTACATGCCGTCTGTTGTCATATCGTCCGTCCCAGCTAGCTGAGACAATAGTTGCGGTAAACGGGTCAGGGATTTTGATAGTCAGTGTGTACTTATCATTCTTTTTGTAGATAGGAACACTGACTGATTTGGAAAGTTTAGAAGGAATAGTATTGTAGTTGCTTAAGTCAGTAATCATACCAGACTCATACTGGATATGACTAGTAGTTTGATCAGCACTCAAATGAAACTCCAGAGGACCAGAGACACCGAGTTCAAAATTGAAACGAGAGATGCGAAGATCAGCGTCGATGTCATAAGCGCCTCGTTCAATAGCGTAGTAATAAGTAGGAAGCTGAATCTCAGTAGTGTACTTGTAGCCTACAGCAACGTTAACACCAGTCAAATCAATGTTGTTAAACGTAGCATCAGCTCCACTTACACTATCAGGACTGATTACATAACCAGCATCAGTACCAGCCAACACAACCAAAGCAAGGTTATCACCTCCATCTTGGATTGTGTAAGGTAAAGTCACCGTAGTGTTACCACCTGTTACGCTGATATCACCAGCTTCAGGAACAACCATGTTGTCCAGAGTAGCCTCAAACTTACGGCTAATAGTCAAAGGTGATGCAGGATCACCAGAGCCAATAGTGTAGCTGCGGTTAGAGGTTGATTCAGTGATTAGCTCATGCCGAGACAGGATGTATTGAGTGCCTTGAAGAGTAACAGCATAGAAGTTGCCGCTGCTAAACAGGCTGTGAGCAACGTTACCAGTCAAACCCCAGGTGTACCAAGACGACTGTTCACGACGGTCACCACTGCTGAAATACTTGTACTGATAAAGATTAGGATCTCCAGCTTTGTTGTAGCTAACAATACCAGCTTGTGTAGAAATAGCTACATCGTTGACATCGTTAGGGATGAACTCAGGAACAACCCTAGTCTGCTCTACAACTTTAGGAGCATCATACTCGTTACCAAGCACCAGCTCAAACGCCTTAGCGTAAGAGGAGGAGTTGGAAACAAACATAATAGAAGTACCCAAGTCTACAGGAGGAATGTCTCTACTACATTCATAGGAGGACAGTTTCCGAATTTGTGCAGTCTTGGGACCAAACTGCTCTGAGTCTGTAAACAGCATGAACTGTGCAGATTCACTAAAGAATAGCACACCCTTCTGAACAGGCAGAGCGTGGTTAATAATAGCAGGACGAATGTCAGACGTAGCCAAATCAATAGGATCTGAATCACTGACAGTCAGTGCTGAGTTAACAAAGAAGTTAAAATAATCAGCAGGTTGACTCAGGACAAGTTGTTCATCTGCAACAAGACCCAAGCGGTTTCTGTAAAAGAAAAGCTGGGAAATATTTTTGTCAACAAATGTAGGGAGTGGGTTAGTAATCTCATCTCCAGCCTGACGATCTTCCCAGTAATTATCAGGCTCGTTAGTGGGATCAAGAGTAGTAAACGTGAACGTGCCGTCCAGATTATTGACCAATGCGTGAGGCATTGTATCATAATCAAAACCAGCAACAATGCCAGGCTGAACAGTTTCATCCCAAATACCGCTACCAATGTCACCGTTGTCAGCTATAAACTTGACATAGTAATCATCTTCACCTGCATTCTCTGTGTTAGATACCTTGACAATGTAACCGTCTTTACAGTAACCGGGTAGTTTACTGACGTTCTGTACGGCATCTGTAAAGGCATACATAGCATCACCAGCAACACCACCACGAACGGTGATGCTTCCAAAGCTGGAAGTGCTAGTAATGTACAAACCATTGCCAGTAGCAGTGACAGTAGCGTCAGTGTACTTAGCTTCAAGCGCATCCTTAAGAGAACCCAGAAGACTGTCAATGGTGATCACACCTTTTTGGACAGACTTAGGAGTGCGATACACAGCAGCATTGCTGTCAGCATAGCTTTCATAGCTAGTAACAGAGTCAATGGTAACGGTGTATGTTTGACCTGCGACGCTGACAGAAATAGTAGTTCCGTTGGTGACATCTTCACCGGTTTCTTGAAGAGTTACTTGAGCATTGTAGCGGGTCTTGTAGCTAGGTGTGCTACCAGAAACGTTAGTAGCAATGATCTGAGCATTGACAGTAACAACACCCTTCACACCATTACTACCAGATGCAGTGCTGTAAAAAGTTTTAGAACCAGTGTAAGCACCGGGATCACCGGAGGCGTCTTCCCAGGAAGAGCTGCTAGTACCAGACTTAACAACACTAAGAGTCTCTGCTCTGTACTTTGTAGTAGATGTGATGCTAGAGTTACCTAACGAAATCACATACTCAGTGTTGTAGGTAATTGTATCTACAGTCACAAAACCGTAATGGTCTTGAAACGTAGGAGTAGTACGTGCAGTAGCTACAGTAATATCAGGGTTAGCAATAAACGTATAGTCGTTAATAGTCAGCAGACCATACGGTTTGGTTGAACCAGCAGTACGTGCGAGATAGTTAATATCAACACCTGAAGCTACACTGACAGTTTGCTGTGCACCATCCTCAATATCCCACACTAGGATTTCAGGAGTGTCAGTAATCTGAACAATGTACTTACGGTCTTGGTCACGAACAATGTCAAACCATTGACCGCCTGACTCAGCATTGGCAAGAACACCAACGTATTCACCAGGAGGACGCTTAACTAGACCAAAGGTAACATCAGGAAGAGCGTTATGACAGGTTCTTAGTTGTCCAGGAAATTTAATAAAATCGGGTTGTTGAGAAACACCACCCAAGAAGTTGGGAATACGTTGGTTAACTGCTGCCATTATCGACTAAGGACTTGGAATGGTTTATAGCTGGTGTAAGGATTCCGAAGGTCACCGCCATTAAACACATTGTACTCAGCCTGTTGAGTGTCATACTCAATAGCCAAAGCACGCAGGGTTTGCTCATCAGTTTGGAGGATACGAACAGTGTCAGTATCACTCACCATGCGACCTGCTGCAATACGAGCAGCACGAGCAGTGATGTAATCACGGAATGCTTGTGGGATATCAGCAAACTCATAGAACCAAACAATATCACAATACAGAACATCAACGTCTGTAAATTTAAATGTGTGATTGTATCGGTCGTACAGTTTACCTTCACGGCGGACAACATCATAGTTGTCATTGTGCTTGTACCTATTCACATCTAGCTGCAGTGCAGTAGGAGGAATAACTACTTCATCATTGGAGTCTACAGTGATACCAAATTCATACTCAGTGTTGTAGCTCCAACCCTCTGATTGGACCTCACGGCAAACCTGCCGAAGAGTATTCTGAGCAATAACAACTTCAGGACTTTGGGTATCAAGAGTATTGACCGGAGACTCTCCGACACTCATTAAAATTGAGTTAACAGCATCCAGTTCGGTGGACGTTGCGTAGGATGGGGTTGCCATAAGTATAAAAAAAGGGGACCCGAAGGTCCCCCAGTAAACAACAAAAGTGTTATCAGAAAGCTGCGTCAGGAGTGTTGGTAGCGTGAAGCTCAACACAAGCGGCAGGGTTCAGGTAGTCGGCCCCCATTGCCAAACGTCCCAGGATGACGTCTCCTTGATAGATCACGGACACGTCACCGCTGGTGACTTGCACTTGGGGTCCAATGGTCTCAACAACACCAGCAGCTTCGCGCTGGAAGATCAGGCCAGCCGACTTCGCAAAGGAGGTCGAGTTACCATAGTTGTTGTTGATACCGGTCACAGAGTTGCGACCGTCTTCCACAGACTCACCCACGAACGAGCCGGGGTTGTCAATGGTGGAGGAGGTACCATACTTGCCCTGGAACGGGATGTTCATAGAGCGGTAGATTTTGATACCGGCAATGCTCATGATGCCCTGACCGGACTGCAGGCCAGTGCCTTGCTCGTCACGGTTGATCAGAGCATTGGTTGCAACGTTCTCGACGAGAGCGTAGTACTGGCGGGGGCTGAGGACCGCGACACGGCCTTCGCTACTGACGCCTTTCTCGTCCAGGACAGCAGCAGCTTCAAAGAAGGCAGCCACGATCTTGTCAGAGTCCAGAGCGTCAGCAAGGGCACCAGCACCAGAACCAATTTGGATGGTCGAACCACCGGGCTCAACTTTGCCGGTAGCAGAGATGGGGTGAGCAGCACGTGCACCGCGAGCGATGGCACGGAAGATCAGACGGTCATACTTCTCAGCGAGAGCATAACCAATCTTACGGCTGATTTCACCACGCAGCTCGTAATGAGCAAGGGTCTCATCCAGGTCGTAAACGAATGCGCTGGAGATCAGCAGGTCGTCCACGTTGATGGTCTTCTCAGCCACCGGGGGATCACCGGAGCCGAGGATAGGGGTCCCAGGAGTATGGAACGAACTATCCATGCGTCCAGTGTAGATGAACTGGAGACTCTTGCCGGACTTCAGAGTCCGCTTCATAACCAGATCACGAGCGATCGTGTTATGCTGGAAGCCCTTAAACATCTCACCAGAGAAGAGCTTCAAATAAAGGGCGTACTTATCATTCGCCCCATCATAACCAGTACCGGTACTAAGATTAGACCGGCCTAGCGCAGTTTGGGTAGCGTTAGCCATTGTTAAAAAGAGATAGTTAAAGTAATCAGGTTAGCTCTATACTATCTAGAATATTCAGAGCTTTGTAGGCTCGCCTGTTTCCGAAGAAAGGAAGCATCAGTGTCAGACATCGGCTTACATCACGCTTGTTACCAACCCTCCAACGCCAAGTAGGTTTGACGTCTGGACGTTCACGGTAAGTCACGTATCCGCAATCCATGATATCACGAAACCTATTGATGACATCTTTATCAGTCATCTCGATTTCTAGTTGACGACGTACTGTACCTTCACCTTCGTAAAGACCAGCAGCCCACGCAATTTGAATAGGATCCATAAAATGTTTTGAGAACTTAAGGGCGTCTCAATGCCACAGCTGCGGCAAAGGGTGTCTCCGTAGAGGCCAATGCCAAGGGAAAGGGGGTCCGACTCTGAGGTGCCCCCAATCCGTTTTATCAGAACTTGTACTTCACACCAGCTTTGGTGCCATAGCTGTTGACGTCATCAAAGGCAGCAGACAGCTCACCGTAAATCGAGAGCTTTTCGCCTGCAGCCACAGAGCCGCCCAGCTTACCGGTAGCAATGGTCTCGCCTTCACCGCCATCAGGGCTGATGTAGGAAGGACCACCTTGGATGTACCAGCTAGCAGCACCAGCTTCTCCTTCGTAACCAACGTGGAAGTCCGTTGCAGTACCATTGTAGTCAGAGCCAGTGAAACCACTGTTAGCTTCAATGTTAGCGTAGGGACCAGCCATGGCAGGAGCAGCAAGGCCGATGAAAGTAAGAGAGGTGATAAGGGTTTTCATGAATTAACGATTGATGGTTTTAGTGTAAGACACGCCGCGATACTTGTAAGTGACTTGAACAGCCATGATAATCTCCAAGTACTTGACCCCCGTTCCATGATCAAGTGACATGCGTCCCACGCAGGGATGAACGGACGGCGTGTTTACGCAGCGTATTTACGCTTACGTGGTTTAGCAGTCTTAGCTGCTGCTTTAAATTGTGCAGCAGTAGGAGCGCCTTTAGCACCAGGCTTACGCATCTTCTCACCAGAACCCTGGGCGATGCGCTCACGCTTGGCGTGGATGTTAGCATAGAGTCCAGGCTTAGCCATAACTCTTTCCTCCTTTCTTCTTCTTCTTTTTAGCAAGAGGAAGTTGAGGACCAGCTTTCTTTAGAAAAATTTCTTTTTCATTTTTGTTGTCCGTGCTCTTGCCCTTCTCATAGATTTTCTTGCCTTTCATGGCATCTCTATGACCAGGACCAATCTCGAAAGAGGCTGCAATAGTCAACCCCTTCCGACCTTTCTTTTTAGCCATTTACCAGATACCTGGAATGATTTGTCCGGTTAGTGCGTAAGCGCCCAGAGCAGCCATGATGCCAAGCATAGCAAGGCGACCGTTGAGCTGTTCAGCTCGTTCATTGTGGGGAACACCGTAAGGATGGTCAGTCATAATAACAGGAGGTTCAGTAGGCCAGATGTTCGTGTCGTTCATTAGCCGACAGTGGGGGCGGAAAGAGCCACCGGAGTTGCCTCAACAGAAGCAAGGTCCAGAGGGAAGTTGTGAGCGTTGCGCTCGTGCATGACTTCAAATCCCAGGTTCGCTTGGTTAAGGATATCGGCCCAAGAACGAACAACACGTCCCTGACTATCAAGAAGGGACTGGTTAAAATTAAAGCCGTTAAGATTAAAAGCCATCGTACTGACGCCAAGAGCAGCGAACCAGATACCAACAACAGGCCAAGCAGCCAGAAAAAAGTGTAGACTTCTGCTGTTGTTAAAACTCGCGTATTGGAAGATGAGGCGTCCGAAGTAACCATGTGCTGCTACAATGTTGTACGTTTCTTCTTCTTGACCAAACTTGTAGCCATAGTTTTGAGACATGTCCTCAGTCGTCTCACGAACGAGCGACGACGTGACCAGGCTGCCGTGCATAGCAGAGAAAAGACTCCCACCAAAAACGCCGGCCACACCCAACATGTGAAAAGGATGCATAAGAATATTGTGCTCAGCCTGGAACACCAGCATGTAGTTGAAGGTGCCGGATATCCCCAAGGGCATAGCATCTGAAAAAGAACCTTGTCCAAACGGGTAAACAAGGAAGACGGCAGTCGCAGCAGCGACCGGAGCAGAGTACGCAACAAAGATCCAGGGGCGCATGCCTAGTCGATAGCTAAGTTCCCACTCTCGTCCCATGTAAGCATAGACGCCAATGAGGAAGTGGAATACTGTGAGTTGGAATGGACCCCCGTTGTACAGCCATTCATCAAGTGAAGCAGCTTCCCAAATTGGGTAGAAGTGTAGTCCGATGGCATTGCTGCTCGGAACGACGGCTCCTGATATGATGTTGTTTCCATACAACAAGGAGCCCGCAACGGGTTCGCGGATTCCATCAATGTCAACAGGTGGAGCGGCAACAAAGGCCAGGATAAAACAAGTGGTTGCTGCCAACAGGCAGGGGATCATGAGGACCCCGAACCAACCAACATAAAGACGGTTGTTAGTGCTGGTTACCCAGTCACAAAAAGACTCCCAGGATGAGCTGGGAGCCTGTTGAGTAAGTACAGTCATCAGACTTTAAGGTTAGATCGTTCAAGTTTACGCATGACATCCATGCGGTAAGCCTCATCCGTATCATACCTTGAGTCGGACATATCGCGTACAACTTCTGCCATACTACGATAGCCCTCACCTTGTACTGATTGCTTACCAGTCACAAGGTCAGGATCTCGACCCATGGCATCTTCGTATTGAGACATAAGTGCTTTCACTGCAAATCGTACAGCGGCTTGGTTTGCGGTGTTAATAACTTCATCGAATGCTTCGATGTCTTCTTGTGGCAGATTCTGACCTGCCCAATCAACAAGGCGTGCGTATCCATCTTCACCGCCCGCAATGTTTTTGATCTGACTGATCTCAGAATCTGAAAGGGCAACGGCTTCAGAGTCGTCGTAACCCATTTGATTACGGAGTCCACCAAGGTAAGCGTCAATGACTTCATCACTGAAACCTGCCTCGTTCAGTTGATCGTACATCTCATTGGTGAGAGTACCATCGTTCTGATAGAAGTGGTCATTCATGTCCCACGGATCAATACCTGCCTCTTGAAATACATCAGCAAGGTTGTCACCGTAGGCTTCCTTGACAGCATCAAAGTTCACATAGCCTTCTTCGTCGTAGCGTTCGTAGCCGTCATCAACTGACTCTTCTACTTCACCTTCTTCGACTTCTTCAGACTCTTCTTCGCCTCTGCCAAAGCGTTGCTGAAGTTCCATGTAAGCTTTCTCAAGCTCTTCAGCATTCTTGTATTTGCCAGCAAGAAGTTCCTGCTGGTCTTTAAGCATCTGCTCCCCAACTTCAAGAGAGTCAGCGTCTTCAGCTTCACGAGCTGCAATAGCTTCAGGATCGTCAGATGGATCGTATGAAATGTTGATTGCCATAAATGGTGCTAGTTAAATTAACCAGTAGGTTGTGAAACAGCAGGCTGTGGACTGGGCTGTTGTTGCCCACCCATCTGCTGTTGGATAGCAGGGTTCTGCATGGCAGCCTGAACGGCTTCAACTGCTTGAGGATTCTTAGAAGGATCCATAAGCGGTGTGCCAAGCAGCTGTGCAGATTGGTTAACCATGGACATCTGCATTTGCTTCTGCATAGCTTGCTGTTGTTCGCTCTTGATCTGCTCCATACCTTTGACAAGGTTAAGGATGTCGATACCTTGAGCAGCAGCCAAGCGTTTAATAGCTTCGTCAGGATTGACAAACTGTTGCAGAGCTTCAGGTCCCATGGTCTGTGCAATGGTAGTCACAAACTGAATCAGGGATTCCCGATCCTGTCCACGACCCAATGCATTGATACCTGCAACAATCGTAGGATTGACTAAACCTTTAGGGAGAGCAGGGATCTGCTTGCTCCGAGTCAGGTCGAGCATCTTACGACTAAGGTAAGGGATGAGGAACTCGCTAGTCAGCAGGGAGAACAAGCCACCCAGCTGCTGCTCTAGTTCCATCTGAGTCATCCTAACTTCTTCAGCAGTAGTCCGTTCAGACTGACGTACATTCAGAATTAGGAATGCTTCAGAGATGCGCTTCTCCAGCACACCAGCAAGGTCAAAGGCAGTGCGGAAGTCCGCTTGCTTTTGAACCTGAACAACCCCGATATCATCAGGGCGTCCTTGGATGATAGCACCATTACCTGCATTCGCTAGGGAAGCAGGCTTGGTGGTAGAGCTAGGAGAAACAGTAAACACAACTTTAGCAGCTGCCGCAGAGCCCTCTACAAGCGCCTGCATGAGGGCTTCAAGAGAGCGGAGGTCCCCAAGGAACTCTTCAACTCTAGAACGCCCGTAGTCCTCTCCATCAACGGTTACGAAGCGGAGGGGAAGCCAAGGGCTCTTGTCTGTAGGAGCTTTGCCATAGCTGTTGGGAAGAACTTTGTCATCAGCTTCCTGATACCAAGTCCATCCTTTCTTTGTCAGTTTGACACAGGTGTATACATCTACATCTTTTTCAAACTTACTGCCTACGCTGTTATCTACAACGCTAAGCTGTTTGGGGTTTTCAAATTCAGGACCAAGAAGTTTACGATTGACTCGTTCCCGAGTAACAATCTCAGTCACGTTACCGTTACCGTCCCTCTCCACCACGTAACGATTAAGCGGATACATCTTCATGCCGTCCTTGTTCATGTACAAGAGGGCATTACCAGTGACCACAAGATGCTTAATCGCTGAGAAGATTTGAACACGATCAGTAGAAGCAGCAATGCTTTCCATGATCATGCGTTCAATCTTAGCAAAGCTTAGATCCAGTTCGCTCTTTGCTTCAGCAGGAATCTCAACTCCCAGCTTGGAGTCATCCAGTTGGAGTTTGAAGAACGAAGTAGAAGGAGGCAGCAACCCCAGCATCAACTTAGATGCCAGAGTCACTACCCCCTTTGCTCCTACTGATTGCCAAGGAGTCTTGAACCGAGTGTAATCGGTTGTCGTCTCCTCGTGCATAAGCAGCGTAGGAATAGTTAGCTTTGCACACTCAAGTGCAATGTCAAGAAATGCGGTACGGCCACTCGTTAGTTCATGGTAACGTTGCCGTGCGCTTTTCATTATTTAGGTTTTTGAATGTTAAGGGACATACCAGAGCCAGACACCTGGCCACCGTAGTTCACGCCACCACCACCAGGGGCAGTAGGACCTTGAGCTGTGGGCTGAGCCTCAGCACGCAAGCCTTGTTTCTTAGGCGGAACTTTCTTCTTCAAACGAGAAGTGCCTTCACGCCTACGACGCCGTGCCTCTACATCTGCACTACCTGCACGCATACGGCTGCTCTCCAAGCTAGTCTGCTGAGGAGCAGTCTGCTGCGGGGGCGGTGCCGGGGGCGGCAGAGGCACAGGAGCCGGCGGCGGCGGGGGAGCCGGTGGGGGTGGTGGTGGTGCTGGGGCTGGCGATGAGCCGCCTCCTCCTCCAAAACACATGGTTAATTCTCCGATGATAGTTTTTCTTTTAGGAACCTAACAACTGACACTTGGCCAGCTCGAAAAGAAATTTCTTTCTCACTAAGCTGGTAGTCAGGAAATTGGTCAGGAAATAGTTCATCTAATTCCTCTAACAGCCGATCGTATTCAGCCGTACTCAGGAAGATTGACATTTGAGTGCTCAAAGAATGCGGGCATACGAGCACGACGGGTAGCAATCAGACCCTCTGCCTTCCCGTTATAGAGAAGGCTGTCCGATTGTTTAAGCCAGAACTCGCGGTCAAGGTAAGGGTTCTCGTTAGAGCCGAGGGGCTGCATGATCCAAGCTACCGTGGCTTTGCGAAGCTTGTCAAGGTTCTGCGTAACTTGGAGCCCAAGCTCTTTGCAGACGAGAGAGTTGACCGCAACATGGACTTGTTCGTCTCGTGAGATATCAGCTGAGACAGTGCGACATCCTGCATCCCCGTTCCATCTAAAGAAGGGGAGCAGCACAAAGAACACTGACCGTTCAAGCACCATTGCTTTGAGCACGGGATGTTCGGGAGACTCGATCCATGCTTTCTGGATGCGGGAAGCTTCCGGGATATCTTCCAGCTTATGAGCACGAGCGATGTAATCAAGAGCGAGGTCATGTTTCTCTTCATCCTTAATGTTGCTTTCCAATACCTCTTGGGCAGCAGCAGGATAATCTTTTTTGAGAGCATTTTTAATGAAGTCACCTACGGGGATCTCAAGGTTACGAACCGAGAGAGCCCGCAGCATGGCTTCTTCAGAGCCAGGAGCAAAGGCCCCTGCCTCTACCTGAACAGGTGTCCAGGAACGTTTACGGGAAAGAAGTTTTTGATAAGGGTTCATTCTGCACAATCACATTCAGGTTCTTTAGAGAATGACTCATACTCATTCCAGAACTCCTCATCAAACTCATCCAGTGCAGCCATGGCATCACTCTTATCTTGAGTGTCAGGCATGACTTGTAGAGAATAGTAGAGAGAAGTCTGTGGACTAGTGAGCCACTCTTCGATGAAGGATTGGTCGTAGGTCACGACGTCGCTCCAGCTATTCATGGAATACCCATGCAACAGTCCGGTTGATTCCAACAGGACCATGATGTTATCGGCAACCTTTCGATACGCTTCCCAGCCAACCTGGCTAGCGATCTCAACGTTACCATATTCGTAGTGTTCAACACCAAACGTACCACTGTCTCGATCCACCTCATTAGAAATGGGAGGAGCAATCTCAGGGCAGGTGGTGTAGCCGTCCAGATCCTTGTAACGGTAGGAGCAGCTAGCGGTCGGTGCAATGGCAAATGCACGAGCCATCTTATTTGCACGTGCGATTTGCGCAGCGATATTAACGCCACGCTTCAGAGCGTTGGCAAGCAGATCAGCCGAGGAGTGGTTGACCTGATCATTGTTCACACGCTCAAGAGCATCGCCAAACTCTGCGTAGGTTACTCCGTTCCGCCGTAGGAAGTTGGCGAGTCCAAGCATTCCGAGACCAACTTGGCGATCTGTTTGAGAAGGGAGGTATTCTCCAGTGTTTCCCACACCTGTTCGGGAGTGCAGCTCGCACAGCTCGGACATTCCTCGGGTAAACGCAGCTTCAACGTCACCGTATTCGCATCCACCGAGGTTGACATGCTGTAGTAAACAAGTGCCTCGTGAGGGCAGATAGACTTCCAAGCATACGTTGCCATAGATTCGCTTACCTTTAGCGTCAACTTTAGTTTTGTTCAGCCAACATCACCCTTCTTGATTGCAGAAAGGAGAGCAGCGCGGACTTGATCAGTCGCTTCAGCCCACCAATACTCGTTAATGTCAACGCAACGTTTGACCCAAGGTAGCTCGGCACGATTAGCATTGATGAACTCAAGAATGTCAGGGTGCTTTAGATCGAGGTGGATAACTACGGCTCCGTTCTTATAGACGCCACCTCTTCGTAGTGTTTCGTTAAGCACGGAGTAGATTTTTGCAAACGAGACTGGGCCAGAAGCAACCAAGCCTTTGCCATTCTCAGCTCCCTTGGGTCGGAGTTTGGAAAGGTGAATCGCCACTCCTGCTCCATTTCGGAGAGCGTGGCTAGCAAATCGCCAAGATGCTTCGATGCCCTCCGGTCCCTCCATGCTGTCTTCAACAACAAAGACAGTACACGATACGGGTAGACGAGAGTTTGGATCATCCATCCAGTTTTGTACACGACCGGTGCGAGCGATCAGATCAGTAGACATTTTAAACGAGGTCAGTCAGGGTAGGGGGTTGGTAGTTAGGTCCTTTCAGAACCTTGCCATCTTCTCGGCGGATGGGTTTACCATCTTCACCGAGCTTGGTCATGTTGCTTTTGTGCACACGGTCGAGAGCTTCATCAAGATCCCAGCCCAGGTTCTCAGCATATTGATAACACACGTACACAAGGTCAGCCAACTCCTTAAGGCAGTCAGCTGAGTTAATTTTAAAATCAGTTAGCAGTTGGTTGTCAGCATCCAGAAACTCTTTGAACTCTTCAACGATCAAAGTCCGTTGTCCAGTCCGTGAAGCTGGCTTCGTACTGTTCGTCACCTGGAAACCACGGCGAAACTCTTTCGCCTGTTCGCTGATGAAGGATTTCATGTTCGAGTTCGTTTTGTAGGTAGTGGATTGCTTTGCGAAGATCAGCTACACGGGAGTCTTTGTATCCCGCACGGCAAATGTATTTAATAGCATTGCCGAGATGGAAGTTCAGTCCTTGGTCTCGGATGAAGTCCCAAACTTGAATAGATCCTCTACGATAGTAGGTTGGTCCTGAGTTGTTGGTGTTGGCCATTTGGCAACTAGGTTGGAAACGCAGTTGGAAAGTGTAAA